GTTCTAAATCATCAATTTGTATAAGAGCGAATGATTCAGAATTTTGTGTAGGTACATATTGCGGTGTTGCTTCATATGTTACCGAATAAGCAGAGTAATCAAATGCAGTGTATGTATGAGATGAAATACTTTGGCTACTAAAAACCGTATACTCTGTGTTTAACAGTGCTAAACTAGGAGATAATATCTTTTTAATAGTTGTTTGATAAACCGCATTAGATACAGTGTAATTAGGCGTAGGAGAAGGATTTTGTGGAGTGGCTACTGTTAATGTTCCGCCAATCATATCTCCGGTAAAAGATCCCCCGGTAATTTCTATAGCAGCTGCACCGTTATAATTATAATATCTTACGGTGCCGGTGTTATATGTAGGAAACTGCGTGTTATTTGCGTATACTCTGTCTAACTGAACTCCAACCTGTTCTGATAACGTTATAGTCGGTAATGTTTCAAATATTATTTCAGTATCATTAGCTATATTAGGGTTAACAGGTACCGTACGAGTCCATTTAACATTAGCACGATTTTGCCATTCAGATGGGGCATTAACTGCTTCACCTATCAATGTAATTCGACAATCACCCGGAGATGTATTTTCATATATATAAATTGCAACAACTCTGGATTTATCTTCATCTAAATAATCAATAACTTCAGAATAGATAGGATCACCATTATAATCTAGTACTTCGATATTTAGATACGATCCTACTTTTAAATTCGTAGGATTTCCACGAAGTTTAAATAAATTTTTTCCAGCAGTTAACCGAAGTGGAAATTCTGAAATTTGAAAAAAATCTGGTGATGTTAATGATGTATCGTTGTATAAAACATCGATAAATTCTAAACCTTTATAAACAGCTTCTTTGCGTTTCATCCATTGATATTCTTTTTATATAAATATCAAACATGATTAATCTGGCTGAATCCGTCGATTTTATTAACTTCAATTAAATTGTCTACCATATCTCGCATAGAATCAACATGGCTGATAATAATAGAAAAGTCAAATTTAGTTCGAAAATAATCAAATAGATTTACTACTGCAGAAATATGTTCTGCATCCAATGATCCCCATCCTTCATCTATTGCAATAAAATTTGGTCGTGGTAGTGCAGATACATTGATAAGTGCTATTCGAATTGCTAATGATGATATAAAACGTTCCATACCACTTGTTAATTCCAATGGCCAAAAATTATCTTCATCATAAATAATGTATCCATTGATATTTTTACCATCACTTTGCAACACCATATTAAAATCTACAACCTGATTTAAAACATTGTTTATTTCAGTTTCTATTTTCGGCATTGCTTTAGAAATTAATTCATATGGAATTCCATCTCGTTTTACCGTTTGTAAATAGTATTCATATGCTTTATATTCTGTTTCTAATTTATGATATGCATCTAAACTCGTCAATGCAGATTGTTTATTTGTTTTTGCAACTTCTATAGCACCAAACAGTGATTTGATTTGTGTTTGAATAGATTTTATTTCCTCAGTAAATGCATCGATATCTTGTTTACATTCAGTAATTTTTTCATCAATTGTTTTATTATGAGTTATAGCAGTTTCATTGTTTCGGAATAATTCTTGCCGTTCCAAACAAGTTTCAAGTTCTGATTCTTTAGTTTGCAGTTCATTTTCTGCAATCTGAAGTTGCAATTCTAATTTTTCTACAGCACTTTGTTTGGTTTGTAAATTGGTTCGAAGTGTAATTAATTCAGCATATCGTTGTTCATATTGTTGAAGCAATTCAATTTCAGCATTAATGTCTTGTTTAGTGGTTTGTAGTCCTGTTAATATGTTTCTATCCGAATCGATTGTATTTTGCGCTTCGATTGCATCTTGTACAAAAACGTTAGATGTACAATATTTGCATTTCGGATCATATTCATGTTCGGCAAGATGATTAATTTTTTCTTGTTTAGCATTTACAACTCCTTGTTGTTTGTCAATTTGAGTTTCAATTTGTTTGAGATTGGTTTTAAAAATTTTCAATTGGTCCAATTGTTCTAATAAACCAGGTTCATCATAAGTACGAATTTCTTTTTTAATCGTAACATGTTGTGTTTTTAAATCTTCTAAAGTTTGTTCTGATTGATCGATATTATTTTGTAAGTCATCAATTTTTTCTGTTAAATCAGATTCAGTTTTTCGTAATTTTGTAATATCTGGTCCATCATATGTTGTTGGTAATTTTGTTTCAATTAATGATACGATTTGATTTTGTAAATAATTTCGTCTTTCTTGAAACTCATCTTCTTGTGTTTCTAACGTTTGAATAGTTCCATGATTTGCATTTATTATGTTGTCTGTACTAACAATTATTTCAGCAAAATCTGTTTTCTTGTATTCTTTTAATTTACCAGCAGTTTCTTTAATTTCATCTGCAGCAAGTTGATATAGTTGTTCAAATACCGTTATGTCTAAAAACTGCGATAATAGATCTTTACGTTCTCTTTGTGATTTTTCTATAAAATTGTTGTTATCAGCTTGAAGTGAAAATGCAGTTAAAATAAAATCATCATATGTTCCTAAATACCTACGAATCGATTTATTTGTATCACTTCGTTCTTCTCCATTTAAATTTTCTGTGTCGGTATAAAAATCTACCAAAACTTTAACATGACCATTTTTTTGTTTAATACCATTACGTTCGATAATGTATTTAACACCATTCATTTCAAATGTAAATTTACCTCGGAATGTAGCTTTTTTATTATTTAATACTTCATGTGCTTTGCCTGTTTTGCTGCATTTATCAAAAATTGTATATGTAATTGCATCGAGTAAAGATGATTTACCAGATGTATTTGCTGCAAATAATCCACATACATCCTGCATGTTTTCGAAATTAATAACATTGCCTTCCCCATATGAAAACATGTTATCAAATTCAAATTCAATTGGATGCCAAGTCATATGACGAACAGATTCGATAGCTGGTAGTTTAGAATTAATTGTTCGGTTAATGTGTCGAATTGCATCTGTTTCCTCCGATGTTGCTTGTGGAAAATTAACTGCAATGTAATCTGTTATCAATGTGTTTTGATATTCAACATCTCGTACGTTTCCTATAGTAAATGATGAAGAAGCTTCATTATGAATTGAAGTAGAGTTTCGCTGTATTGTGATATCCTGTACATCATATTTTTTTCGAATAGCAGCAATCATTTTTTTCATATCAGCTGCACTAGTGTCGGAAAATTTAATACGAACTCGGGGCTTATTCGGAATACGTGATGGTGCGTTAATAACTGTGGTGCCTTGCACATCGAGTGTTACATATCCATAATCATTGTGTATTGGAACAAACTTTGCTGAACGATCTGGCAAATCCCATACTAATATTCCGTGATCTAATGCTTCACCGTGATTTTGTTGAATTAATGATCCTGGATATGCAATTGTTTGTTTATCATCTAAGAATTGTGCCGGCTTATGAATATCGCCTAGCAATGTAATATCATGACCAGCAAACAAATCGATTCCAACATGCTCATTAGATATTTGATAACCAATATCAGTACGAGCAGAATTCACAGCTCCATGATGTAATGCAATTTTATATGCAGCTTCGAATTGATCAGCTCTAATATATTCAGTTGGTGCAACATCAACAGCCATGTGATTGAATACAACATTAGCAATTTGAAATAATCCATTCTCTTTAACAAAAATAATGTTAGGATTCTTAATAACATTGATTATTGGACTAACCGCATCCGTTCGATGCATGTTGTTTAAATTCATGTCATGATTACCTAAAATAACAACCGTTGGTATCATGAATCCTTCGAAGAACTCAACAAGTATTTCTATTAATTCCGGAGACATATCTAATTTACTATGAACTATATCACCGGTAACAACAGCTATACTATTATTAGTTGCATGTTGTGCAATATGATCAAATAAATTCCTAAATACCTCTCGGTATTCTCGATGGCGTTTTAATGTGCGAATATGAATGTCAGAACAATGAAAAATTGTATCTACCCATTCTTTTCCAATATCATAACGTTTTATGTCCATATCATTCCCATCTTTAACTGCATTAACCGTTCAAATGTTAATACATCGGTATTTTGTAAAATATTATTTATTGCATGAAATCCCAATTCAGAAGCATCTTTATCTTGTAACTCAACAAAATAAACATTTAATCCTTCTGACATGAATCGTTCAGCAATTTGTATTGCATTACGCAAAGCGTCTGCATCTAAACAAAGATATATATCTCGTACTCGTTCTTCAATTATTTTCTTTTGAAGTGTCGGTTGTATTATTTTACCAAATAATGGTATTGCATTTCTTTTAACAGCAATTGCATCAAATGCACCTTCACATAGTATAATAGGTTCCGCCCAATTAATAAACATTTCAAACCCAATAATATCTTTAGATACTTTAGGATTTTTATGTTTTTGCGAATCTGCTTTATAAAATGCTCTGCTAACAAAGTAATTTAATTGTCCTGCGCTATTGTAACTAGGAATAATTATTTTGCCTGTATACTCACCAGATTCGCAATATCCAATTCGATATTTAATTATATCAAAAACACCAATACCTCTATTTAATAAGTAGTGCATTGCATTTTTATAATCCGGAGTATTTTTTTTTATCCATAACGGTTTATAATCTTCCGGAAGTTGCAATGTAACAACTTTAGTTTCGGTATCATTTAATGATTTATATCTAACGTTATTTAATATTTTTTGAAGTTGCTCAAAGTTTTCTTTACCTAAATTTAGTTGTTTAAATAAAGTAGCAATTGACCGACCTTTTTTATCAGAAATCCAACAATGCCATGGATTTTCACCGGCATGATTTGTGTTAATATTAATTTCTAATTTTGGCTTGTAGTGAGAAACGAATGGAGAAAAGAATGCTATGTTATCACCAGATGTAGGTTTACCTTTACCTAATACTGATTCTAATAACTGTAATAACTTAATATTCTTCATTATTAATAATATAATTAAATTACTATACTAATCCAATTAATTATTAATATAATATTATTAATATTAGTTAGACACATACACTACATTTCTGGTCTAACGATCGATTCAATACTGAATCAATCATTTAATTAATATAACATTAATTTCTATGAATGTATTAAAAATATTTCACATTTCAAATCTTTATGCAAAAAATTTTCTAACATTAACTGGTTCTTCGCCATTTTTTAAACATTCCGCAAGCCATTCGCTAGGAATTTCTTTTTTTGCAACATGATGTATACCTAATTTTACAGCATAACTTTCATATGTAGTTTTACTTCCTTTAGATATTTTTTGCGTAGGAGATTGAAAAACCATGCGGATATCAATGCCAGGATTCGATGCAAGTACATGTTTCATTTTTAAACGATCAGAACTAGTCCATCGACCTTTAGTTTCAATAAACATTAAAGTACCATCTCGTTTAATAAAAACAAAATCTGGAGTATATTTTGCTTTACGTTCCGGTACTATATAATTTAATGTTTCAGTTTCATATTTCAAAGGATATTCTGCAGATTTTATTTGTTCCGCAACCGTATGTTCTAATCCTGATTTATAACCATATTTTAATGCCGCCGCTCGTTTAGCATTACCGGCACTATGAAAATGATTTCGTTTCATTTAAAATTTTGTTTTAAATTTTGGTAACATTTTTCCATTTGCCGATTTATTCTCTAAATTAAACGATCCTAATTCATACATTCTCATAATCATTTCATGAAATTCCGCGGCACTTCTAGGTTTTTCAAATTTGGAACTTGTATTATCGTCAGTATAATTAATAACACCATATAAATTGCTTCGAATTTCAGCAACTACTTTATTATCAGATGACATATCTAACATTTTACCAATTGGCTGTTGTGGATTAAAAATTGAATTAATATTTTTTAAAGATGCATCTTTTGGCATATTAAAAATTGCATTTACTGAAATACTATTCAATCCGTTACTAGATAATGCATAATTATATTGTTTTTGAAATTTCATTGCTAGTTTTTGATCTATAGATCCAGGTGTGGATAATCGTAATATCCAATCAATATATACACATACCATATATGTAGAATTAGTATTATTTCGTATAATATATTGTTTAATTAAGTTATACATTAAATCAGTATCTCGTTTACGACTAGCAGCTCCAAATTTTTGTAAAAATTCTACTGAGCTAGTTATTAACGGAATCCATGCTTTTTTAGCAATTATAGCTACGTTCCTATCTTTAGGATCTTTAGATCCTCCTTTTAATCTACGTTCCGCATCTTCTTTTGATTTGCGTTCCGCATCTTGTTTTGCCTTTAAAGCTGCGGCATCTCTAGCTCGTTTTGCTGCATCTGCATCTCCTCCGGATTTAGGTGGTGTAGTTATCTTACCGGTACTAGTAGATTTACTTTTTGTTGCTTGTTGTATTGCAGCATCAGCCCCAGCCCATGGATCTTCTTGTTCGTTAATTTTATACATATAGTTATTTCAATTTAGTTCGTAATAAATCTATAAAATCTGATGTTACTATATCTGGATTTAAATCTTTATATTTCAAAAGATCTTTTATAACAGATATTATTTGTTGTGTACCACCTAGTTTTTTCAACACCGGCATACCATCCCAAAAATCACCACGATTTTCTTTTGTATTTAATGCATTTTTAACATTGTTATACCAAGCTTTATTTTCAACGCGTCCAATAGATTCTGCAAATCTTAACATTAAAACTTGCACTTTATAAAATTCATTATCATCTTTTAATCCTACTTTAAATCCGCCAGCTGGCACAATAATAGAATTTAAAATTTCATTTGATATTTTATCAGGTGTTAAATCTAAAACTGGAATACCTTGTTTAGTTGTAGTTGTCGATGTTTCCGGTTGTTTAGGTGTATCACCTATCGATAAAAGTTCAGGTTTTTCTGCAGGATCTTTAATTCTAACTACCCAATCAGAAATATTAATTTTATTTATATCAAAAACCAAACCTCCTTGTTTAAACGTTTTTAACCATCCGGGCGTCGATGAATTAATCTTTACACGTTTAAATTGACTAATCATATCAGCTTTTACATAGGTACATACAACTTTATATCTTGCTCGTTTCTTTTCGTTTTTAGTATCTTTAGCATCAATATCCCCACTAATAAACCAAAAATAACCGGCACTTCGACTTCTTGCCCAAACACCACCGATACTAGTTTCTAAATAATCTAATACATCTTCTTGTAGTTGTTCCGGCGTATATAAAATTTCTGCTGTTTCATCTGGATCGACTGATACATCGCCTTTTCGTTCTATTATAACTTGAAATCCATTAATTCTAGGATCGGTTGTTAAAGCATTTGGATTGATACCTAGTTTTGGACATACTTCTGTTTTAATAAAATTAGTAGCTTTCCCATCTAGTAACGCTGTTTTTGTTACTAATTTTGGTTTAGTTTTAAACTGTTCTTGTAAAACTAGTTTAATAATATATTCTAGTTGTTTACTCATGTTATTCCGTTTTATATAAATATATCTCACCAATCAACCATTACTAAATTTCCATTCCATATCATGATATTATCAGAACTAAAATCTAAATCTAAATCTAGATCTGGAATATTTGTTTTAGATACATCTTGTTGTAACGCATCTAAAAAGTTTTTAACTATAGGATCAATTGCAAATACAGCATCACTATTTAAAAAATCAAAAATTGAAACTTCACCACCCTGATCATATGAATATGTTTTAAATTGATTAATGAAATCATTTATTTTATTTTTTATATTTGCCGGCAACTCCGATGCATTAGCCATAATAATTGATTTTGAGTTTACAGAATCAATAGTACCAGCATAATATACTGGAATAAACGTTGTATATTCAGTGTATTTATTTTGTATTACATCTGCAACTTCTAACTCTTGATCATCAGTTGTTATTTTTAAAACTAAATCTTCTCCATCTATTTCATATACACGGCTATTATCACCCATACCAATATATCTAAACTTTTTAGATTTAATTTTATCTAAAACACGTTTCATTGTGTCGGTAGAAATTTCAGAAAGTAAATGTTTTAAACGTATCATATTTATGCTTTCAATTGAATTGTTTTATCTAAATCAATACGAATTAAAAAATTCATATCTACATCAGATCTTTTACGAACCGGTTGTGCTAATTTTCCGATAGCTAATAATCTACCAAAATCATCATATAAACCAATTGTAGTTATATATGGGGCAAAATCACTTCCTGATACAAAACTTTGATATGTACTATCATCATCTTTAGTAAGAGTTAAATTTGTTGACATATTAAAATCACCAGAATCTAATTTTGTAATAACATTTAATTCGTTTATTGTTAATGTGCTACGATAACTAGAAGTATATGGTGACGATAATAAGGTGTGATATCGATAGTCAGGCGATGTTATAACAACTAAACCTTGTTTACTAAAAACATTTCCTACATTTGCAGTTTGTAAAAATGTACCACCTTCTGATCGGTCACGTAATGAATTAATATTAGATGTAGTTAATGCATTATTATAAATTCGAATTTCATCTAACGAACCATTAAAATTTAAACTTTGCGTGTCAAACCCGCCAACATATAAACCATCAAAATTATCAATTCGACCTGATGCAGTAAATGGTGAAAATGTATTAATTAATAAATTATTTGTAACAGAAGCATGCAATACATTATTAATATACATTTGTAAACTACTTCCGGATTTTTGACAAACAACATGATTCCATGATCCGGTTAATATCAATGATGATGTTACCTGTGTTTTAAACGTAGTGCTCACCGCAGCAGAAAATACCAATTGTTTAGAACCACTTAGTTGTATATTAAATGGATATGTTGGAGATAAACTGCTTGATGCTTTGGCAATAATCAATTCATTATTAGTTCCAATATTGGATGCTGATATAAAAAATGATATAGCATAATCATGATCTCGATCATAGTATCCATTGATACTACTTTTTAAATAGCCATTTCCGGAAAATTTTGCAGAATACCCAACTGGTAATTGTAATCCAGATGTTGTTGGTACACCATTTTTAAATTCAATGTTTGAATACTCAAAATTAATTCTATTAATATCAAAATATTCATTAAATCCTTCATACCATTTTACATTATCTACAATACTACTAGTGTTAAACGCGATATCATATAAATTGCTGTATACATCAGATGCTAAATTCAAAGATGATCCGGTAAATGTAAATGATGCTGGTTTAATACCTTCACCAATTTTTACTTGCGGGATTGATAATATAGATGCCGATTGAAATAAATATTTTTTAGTACGATTTAAATCAGTTGGTCCATAAGTTTTCAAAGGTTCATTTTTCCAACGATAAAATAAATGATTAATAGAAAAATATGTAATAGTCTGTAAACTATCATCTATATTCATAGCATCATTATATGTTAATTCAGTGCCTAGAGCCGGTAATGTATTTATATCACTATAAATTCCAATTAATGGCAATGCACTACTAGTAGCACTTCCAGAAATAAACGACCATGATTTATATACTTGAAACGTATTAACAGATACATCGTTAATATCCACTTTTTTAAAAATAGATGGATATACGCCTTGATAAGTATCTTGTTGATTATTTAATCTAGATTCTGCCATAATCAGTAATAAGCCCCGCTACATTTATTAATAAATATAACAGGGCTTAAATCTATGTATTTTTTTAACTATGTTAGAAATCTAACTTAACACGAATTAATGCTTCTCGTTGGAATGATTTCAATAACGGTTGACTTAATTTAGATACTGCTAATAATTCTTGAGAATCATTGTATAATCCAACGGTTGTAATATATGTTTTTGGATCACCAACAAATGTAGATTGTGCAATTTGACCAACACTTCCCGTTGTATAGGATGGATTATTAGAAAAATTATATTCTGCATTTTTAATTCTAACAAAATAATGTGTACTAGTAATTGTTTCTGAATTACGAGCCTGGAACCCAAATGGATCGCCAGTTGCTGGATTCGTAATTAATGCCGATCCAGATATTGAACGAAATAGTGCAAAATGATTATTACCTTCTGAGCTAGAACCTGTATTTGTTTGGAAATTTAATTGTTGATCTAACATTTTCCCATCTAATACCAAAGTACCATATTGCGGATATGCTAAACCATAATAAACTGGTGCACCCGGATTATGTACTCCTGTATTAATAGATCCAGAAACAATGTTATACACAGAAACGCCACCATTTAAAGTAACAGGCGAGATAGATGAATCATCGATCAATGTAATAACTTGAGATCCAGAGACATTAACACTACCGGTTGCATTTAATGGTCTAGAACCAGAAATTGTTCGTAATGGTAATTCCCAATTGCCGGCATCTAAACTCTCTTTAAATCGATTTCTTTTAAAGTTAACAACATAAATATAATCAGTACTTCCAGAACCTGCAGTTGTAAATCTACTATCAGTCGGACTTAATAATAACTGTTTGTATTGTGAATACACTGCTTTTGATGGCGAATCATTTAATTGACCCTGTGAATCAGATCCACTTCCTAAAGCATGACCAAATGCCAATGAAAATTGCACTGCAGACCCATCCGCTAACGGCGTTTCTTGCAAAACATCAACATAATATGTTCTTTGCGAATTTGTCTGTGTTGATGCTGTAAAAAAAGTTGTTAGACTTGCAAGATTATCACTCCATAATCCACCGGTAACAACTTCTAACTGATTTTGCACAACATCATTTGCCATGTCAAACTTGGTAAATATACGACCGTTCCTAGTTAATAATTGACCTTGTTGCATTTCTGCAACCATTTGGTTAGCTAGTTGTTGTGCTAATACTTGCACTTGCTCATTAACAGCATTTGCAGTAGCAGCTGCAGCATTAGCAACAGTTACACCACCAATTGAACCTTGTTGTACAGGTTGACCAGCCACATCTATCGCAATTCTATTAGTTTGACCATGTCTGGGTTGACGTTTTAATTTTTCAATTAAATTATATGTATTCATAATATCCTATTATTCTATTATAATGTTGCAGTTGTTGCTTGTTTAATAGTTAAATTAATAGTAACACTTCCTCCGGTTTCATTACCAATAATTGTAATCGTCGCAGTTTTGTCACTTAATAATTGCGTTTTAGCTACAACACGGAATTCAAATCCTACAACTGCAACACTTTGTGCATCTTGATTATCCCCAATGAATCTTGGTGTAGTAGGAAGTACTGAATTTTGTAAAGCTCGTGTAACTTGTATATCTGCTACAGTCGAATCTGATAATATCGCAGTATATCCTAAGTTTGCATTACCACCTTGTAAATTACTTGTATTTGGTGCAATTGTCGCACTATCATTTGGAGCTAATAATGTTATCGCAGTATTTCCAACAGTTACAATTGGAATATTAGTAGTTTGTTTTGGTAATGTAATTAGTTTGTATTTTAATG